CTGGAGTTTGACCCGTGCCCTTTGAAGTGAAACCGCTCGCCCTCACGTCGATCCGTACCAACGGCGGCACGCAAACCCGAGTGGGCTTGAATGCGCCGGCCGTGCGCGAGTACGGCGAGGCGATGACCGAGGGCGCCAAGCTGCCTCCGGTGACTGTGTTCTTCGATGGCGCCGACCACTGGCTGGCCGACGGGTTCCACCGGGTGCAGGCCTCGATGGACATCGGCGCGCTATCGATCGATGCCGAGATCCGCCCGGGCAGCCAGAGGGATGCCAAGTTGTATTCGGTCGGGGCCAATGCCCACCACGGGCTCCGCCGCACCAACGAGGACAAGCGCAAGGCGGTCCAGACCCTGTTGGCTGATACCGAGTGGGCGGCCTGGAGCGACCGGGAAATTGCCAAGGCGTGCGTCGTCAGCCGCTCCCTGGTTGCCGAAGTTCGATCCTCACTGGCCGAAAAGCCAGTGACAACCGGACCCGGAGAAAAGCCGGCCGGTCGCACCTACAAGACCAAGCACGGCACCACCGCCCAGATGGACACCGAGGGCGTTGCCGAGTCGAACAAGGCGCGGGCCAAGGATGCCCGGCCGACTGAAGCGGAAGTTGCCAGCCCTGCGGCGATCGCCACGCCGCTGGAGAAGCACGACGAGTCACCCGGCCCGGTGCAGGCCACGAAGCCGGCCGAGCCAGCGGAAGTCGAGAAACTGCGCGCCGACTTGGAGCAGGCCAGTGAGTTCGTGGCCGAGCAGGGCGCCAACCTGCAGACGCTGCTGGACGAAGTCATCGAACTGCGCAAGGTCTGCGAGGCCGACGACAAGCTGGCCACCGCTGCCGCCGTCATCAAGCAGAAAACCGCCGAGAACCGGGTGCTGCGCGAACAACTGAACGGCGCGATGGCGACCGCCGCGGAGGCGCAGCGCGCGGCGAAGTCGTGGCGAGCCAAGCACGACAAGCTGGTCAAGGAGATTGAGCGTGCCCGATCTGTTTGAGTCGCCCCACTACGGCAGCGCCACGTTCCCGGAACCGCGCCGGTTCCAGAACATCGCGCAGGAGGCGCTTCGTCAGGGCGCTCGCGATGGGCATCGGTGCCAGATGCTGATGAGCCCAACCGGTAGCGGCAAGACATTCCTGGGCCTGCGCGTCATCCACGAGGTGCTGCTTAAGAGTCGCAAGGCGATGTTCATTTGCGATCGGACGACGCTGATCAATCAGACGAGCGCCGTCGCCGACAGCTACGGTCTGACCGCGCACGGGATCATCCAGGCGCAGCACTGGCGCTATCGGCCGGACATGCCCTTCCAGATTGCCAGCGCGCAAACCCTGGCCAGGCGCGATTGGACCGAGCCGGACGTAGTTGTCGTCGATGAGGCGCACACGCAGATGGCGGCTTGGGTCGAGCGCATGAAGTCTTCGAAGTGTCACTGGATTGGTCTGTCGGCAACCCCGTTCTCCGTCGGCCTGGGCCGTCTGTTCACCAACCTGGTGAACGCCACCACCATGCACGATCTGACAAACGAAGGGGTTCTAGTCCCCATGCGGGTATTCACCTGCACCCGGGCCAACATGGACGGCGCGGCCACGGCCGGCGGTGAGTGGACAGACGGTGCGGCGGCCGAGCGCGGGATGGAGATCATCGGGTCGGTAGTGAGCGAGTGGGTGAAGTTCGGCGAAGGCCGCAAGACGATCTGTTTCGGCGCCACCATCGCTCACTGCGAAGAGATCTGCCGCCAGTTCAACGAAGCTGGGGTGATGGCTGCGGTGTTCTGTGCGCAGACCACTGCGGCCGAGCGCGAGGGCATCCTCAAGGAATATCGGAAGCACGACTCGACGCTGCGCGTGCTCGTGTCGGTCGAGGCGCTGGCCAAGGGGTTCGACGTGCCCGATGTGGGCTGCGTCATCGATTGCCGGCCGCTGCGCAAGAGCCTGTCGACCGCGATTCAGATGTGGGGCCGGGGCCTGCGTTCGTCGCCGGACACTGGCAAGACCGACTGCATCCTGCTCGACCATAGCGGCAACATCATCCGGTTCGCGAAGGACTTCGAGGAGATTTTCTACAACGGACTCGATGCCCTGGACGCGGGCGAAAAACTCGATAAGGCGATCCGACGCGAGGACGAAGAGAAGGAAGAGCCGAAGTGCCCTGAGTGCGGCTACACCCCGTTCTACAAGCGGTGCATGTCGTGCGGTCACGAGCGCAAGTCGATCAACCTGGTGGAGCACCAACCGGGCGAGATGCGCGAGGTGATGATCGGCAAGCGCAAGTTGGCCGACGATCAGCGCCACCTGTGGGAACAGGTTTGTGCCTACGCACGAGGCCATTCAGCGCCCGAGAAGCAAGCCGGTCGGGCCTGGCATCTCTTCAAGGACATGACCGGCCAGGAACCGCCGCGCACCTGGAAGTTTGAATCGACCCCGAACGTGCCAGTCACGAAGGCGGTGGCGAACTTCATCCTGAACAAGAACATCGCTTTCTCGGCCGCCAAGAAGAAGCAGGCGGTGACGGCATGAGGTTCGAAGACTTTGCCCGCGCCTGCGGGGTGGACATCCGCCGTCTGCGCGATGACGGCAAGATTCACCGTTGCCCGACCCTGGCCCACCCGCGATCGGACAACGGCGCGTATGCGTTCGACGGCCAGCGCGGTTGGTGCATGGCATGGGACAACGGCGGCGAAACCCAGTGGTTCGGGGGTGACGGCAAGACCTGGACCGACGAAGACAAGGCCGCCTGGAAGAAGCGGCAGGACGATGCCTGGCACCAGAAACAAGTCGAGTATGCGAACGCGGCCCGGCGCGCCGAAGAACTCATCGCGGCCAGCACGCTGCAGGAACACGGGTATCTGCGCCTGAAAGGGTTTGCAAAGCTGCGCGGCCTGGTCACGGCCGACGAATCCCTGGTGGTGCCGATGCGCAGCCCGCGCACGAACCGAATTCAGGGCGCCCAGTTGATCCGCTACGACGGGTCGGCATGGGTGAAGAAGATGCTGCCCGGCATGCGTGCCAAGGGAGCCGTGCTGCGCCTGGGGCCCATCCGCACAACCCTGACGATTCTGTGTGAGGGGTTCGCCACCGGCTTGAGCATCGAGGCCGCGGTGCATCAGATGCGCCTGCGCGCCGAGATCCTGGTCTGCTTTTCCGACTCCAACATGGTTCACGTCGCCGAAGGGATGGAAAGCCCGGTGATCGTGGCGGCCGACAACGACGTGAGCGGTGCCGGCGAGCGCGCTGCGATTGCCTGCCAGCGCCCCTACTTCATGGCCCCGACCGTGGGCCACGACGCAAACGACTGGCACCAGGACGCCGGGTTGCTGCCCCTGTGCGGCGCGATCGTGCGCGCGCGCGCCGATCTGGAGGTTGGCGTGCCGTAGCGCGAACCGAGACCGCTCCCGCTCAGACGTAACCGGGCCTGCATGGGCTGTCAGGAGCAGAAACACCGCCGATCCCGAGGCGCATATCGGAACCACACCCGACGGTGCAATTCCAGGGACTGTGGCGCCGCTGGCTGACCCGCAAGGGGCCGATCGGGCGAGGACCGTGGGGAATTAGTAGCCGATACCCGCGGAACGATCGGATGAACGCTGGAGAGCCTCCCGCCCCAATGGGGTTAGGGGGCTATTGGCTGGAGCCTTGGATTCAGGGCATTGCGCGCCCGGTTGGGCAGGAAAGGCGGAGATGAAGATCACGGTCTACTACAGCGAGTTTGATACCTGGGCGCTGAACATAATCGGTGCGGACGGCAAAGCCATCTTCGCCGGGATCCGGGACTACAAGACAAAGGGCACGGCGCTCGCTGCCGCCGAGCGGCTCAAGCGAAACATGCATCGCGCCAAGGTGGTGGTGCTCTGATGCTGTGCGCCCGCTGCCAATGTCCGATCGACGACGTGCCGCGCCCCACGAGCAAGCACGGCGGCAAAGCGGCGTATTTCGACTGGGCCTTGCTCAAGGATCTGCGCCCCGGGTCGTCCGATTCCATCCTTGTGCCGATCGGCAACTACGCCAGCGCCAAAGGCGTCTATGCCGCGGGCAATCGCTACTCGCGCGACCTGGGGATCAAGGTGCGCGCCTCGATCAAGACCACCGGCGTGCGCTTCTGGAGGGTGGCTTGAGCGAACACAAGACCCAAGCCCAAGCCCGTGCGCTCACGGAGCGGGCAACGGCTATCAGCCAGTCGCGCTACTGCCGCAGCTGCGCGGTGTACCGCAAGCCCGAGGGCGGCGTGCTGGTGCCGATCAAGGGATCGAACAACACCTACTGGCGCTGCGCCGGCTGCCAGGCTCGCCGGTCAGAGGGTCGGAGGGTCAAGTAATCATGGAGCCAGTCAATTGCACCGCCTCAGAACTCTCCACTTATTTGCGGGCGCTGGAGGCGGGATTCTTGCCGACCTTCTACTCGGACACCAGCCCGTTTGCGCTGTCGAGTTCGATCCGTATTGCCAGCAAGTCTTGGCGCAACGGCAAGCGGACGGGCACCTTCCCTGGTTTCCCATCTTTGCCGATGTCCGCGAGTTCGACGGACGGCCCTGGCGCGGACTCGTTGATGTCGTCGCTGGCGGATTCCCCTGCCAAGACATCAGCGTCGCAGGCAAAGGCGCAGGAATCGACGGCGAGCGATCCGGCCTATGGGGTGAAATGGCGCGGATCATTGGCGAGGTTCGACCCAGATTTGCGTTCGTGGAAAACAGCCCAGCACTCGTTAATCGAGGGCTCGGACGAGTGCTCGGTGATCTGGCCGCGCTCGGGTATGACTGTCGCTGGACAGTGTTATCAGCTGCCGACGTTGGGGCACCGCACCGGCGCGAGCGAATCTGGATTGTTGCTGCCGACACCCTTCACGGTGGACACGGGCTCGATGTTCAATCGGTCAGCGAGCTCTGGCGCGGCGCTGCGTCCGACGCTGGGTGCAATGGCGCGGTTCAATCTGTGGCCGACGCCAACCAGTTCACTCGGCACGAAGGGCGGCCGGGTGACCCAGCGGAAATCGCGCGAGGGCGGCACGCTGATCGAAGCGGTATCCCAGCGCACGGAATGGCCGACACCAACGGTCAACGGCAATTACAACAAGGTGGGTCTGTCGGCGAAGTTGGGGGATGGGCTGGCGACAGCGGTACGCGAAACGATGGCAACGCCAACGGCGCGCGACTGGCGCTCGGGGAAGGCAAGCGAGGCGACACATGCGAAGAATTCGCGGCCATTGAGCGAACAAGTGGGGGGGGCACTCTCACCAGACTGGGTGGAACTTCTGATGGGCTGGCCCAAGGGCTGGACCTTTCTAGAACCGCTGGAGTCGTCTGAGATGCGTGGCTGGGGCGAAGGATGGGAAGACGACACCGCTCGTGTGCTGGCGGGTGTCACGAACCGCGTGCAGCGCCTGAAGGCGATCGGCAATGGCCAGGTGCCGCAGTGCGCGGCAGCGGCCTGGGGCTTGCTGGCATGAAGCAGAAATACACCCTGGCCCACGCGACGGCGCGCCAGCGCGCGATCGATGCGGTGCGCGCGGCACCCGATGGGATGGTGGTCGAGATCCGCGCGAAGAGCCGCAGCCTGGATCAGAACGCGCGCATGTGGGCGATGTTGACCGACCTGTCTCGTCAATTGAAGTGGTGCGATCGGGATCTGTCGCCGGCCGACTGGAAGTGCCTGATGACGGCGCACCTGAAGCGCCACGACACCGTGCCAGGCATCGACGGGGGCTTTGTGGTGCTGGGCGCCTACACGTCGCAGATGACCGTGCGCGACATGAGCGACCTGATCGAACTGATGTTCGCCTTCGGCGCAGAGAACGACGTGGAGTGGAGCGATGACGACGAAGCGTGAGAAGGCCTACATGAGCCGGGTCGCGGCCCAGGGCTGCATCGTCTGCCGCAACAGCGGCTTCGGCGAGACCCCGGCGCTGATCCACCACATTCGGGAAGGCCAGGGAGGGTCGCAACGCGCGCCGAACTGGCTCGTATTGCCCTTGTGCCCCGAGCACCACGTCGGCAAGGACTCCATTCATGGCGACCGGCACGGATTCGAGATGCGCTACGGCAGCGAACTCGACCTGTTGGCCCAGTCATTCAGCGAGGTGTGGAAGTGATCCGATTGGTCAGTATCAGCGGCGGCAAGGACTCGACGGCGACCCTTTTGGTTGCGCTGGAGCGTCACCCGAAGGACGAGATTTTCGCGGCGTTCGCCGACACCGGCAACGAGCACGAACTCACCTATGAGGCGGTGCGGTATCTGGAGCGAGCCACCGGGATTCGGGTGGAGTGGCTCAAGCAGGACTTTACCCACGAGTGGTCCAGGAAGCGCGACTACGTCCGCGACAAGTGGGCCGGCAAGGGTGTACCCGATCACGTCATCGACCGCGCGCTGGCGGTTCTCGACCCGGGCCCGACTGGCGTCCCGTTCTTGGACTTGTGCGTGGTCAAGAGCAGGTTTCCGTCCAGCCTGTCGCAGTTTTGCACCCAGCACCTGAAAACCGAGCCACTGACCGACTATGCGATGGAGTTGATTGAGGACCATGGCGAGGTCGAGTCGTGGCAAGGGGTGAGGGCGGATGAGTCCCTGAACCGCGCCGGGCTTTCTGAGCGGGAAGTTGTCGGCGGTGGCCTGACCATCTATCGGCCGATCCTGACCTGGTCGGTAGATGATGTCTTCGCCATCCATCGCAAGCACGGCATCGAGCCGAATCCGTTGTACTCGATGGGGATGGACCGGGTCGGGTGCTTCCCCTGCATCAACACCAACAAGTTGTCCCTGCGGGAAATGGCCACGCGGTTCCCGCTGCATATCGACCGGATCGAAGAGTGGGAGCGGATCGTCGGAGAGACGAGCAGGCGGCAGTTCTCCACGTTCTTCCCGAGCCCCGGCGGAGACCGGTCGCCAGCGGAGGTTCACGCCGAAGGGAACATCAGGCAAGTGGTCGAGTGGTCGCGCACGTCGCGCGGTGGCAAGCAGTACGACCTGATGACCGAACTGGTCGATCTGCCCGCCTGTTCCTCGAGCTACGGGTTGTGCGAATGACACGCGCCGAAGCCTGGAATGCCTGCCGCGCCGGCCTCGAGGGACGGGATCTGTCGATCGTGGCCTACCAGCGCGCCGACGGCGCCGGCCGCCTGGTGATCGGATGCCGCGCCGCGGGCGAATTCCTCGAGCTTGAGTTTCCCAAGGGCTATGACGAATTCGAGCTTGCCGGTCGGATCAGCGCCCGGCTCGAGGGCAAGCAATGGGACGGCGCGGCATACCTGGCGGGTGTCGAGCGTGAGAGCAAGGCCCGCGAGCGGGCAGAGAGGAAGGCGGCATGAGACCCGGATTGGACGAGATCGTGCGCAGGAGCGGCATGCGCCCGCCGGCCGACCCGCACGGCAAAGATCCCCACGAGCCCGGCGCCAAGCTGGACGCCGGCAAGAACCGGGTCGGCCTGATGGTGTCCGACTTCCCCCGCGCCCTGGAGGCAGTGTCCGAGGTCGCCACCTACGGCGCCAACAAGTACACCGAGCACGGATGGGTGTCCGTGCCCAACGGCTTGGACCGGTACACCGACGCGATGCACCGCCATCTGCTGGCCGAGGCCCGCGGGGAGCGACTCGACGCAGAGTCCGGCCTCGAGCACGCAGCGATGGCCGCCTGGAACGCCCTGGCCAGGCTTGAACTGATGAGGAGAGGTCAATGAACGACGCTCAACTGGAGAAGGCAGCGCGCTGGCTGTGCGAGCAGCGCGGCCGAAACCCGAACGATCAAATGGCAGCGTGGAATCCCGGAGATCCGGAGCGCGATCGGTGGAAGGAGGCGGCGGACGAGATCAAGGAGCACATGCTGATGCGCCGGGCGATCAATGTCGCCATCTACGGCGGCCAGCCATTGTCGATCCACCCGACCCCGGACGACGTCACTCGGGTCCGCAGCGAGAACGCGCGCCGTTTCGACCGCATCCTGGAGGACGTCGAGGCCAACAAGGTGCCGACCTGGGCGCTGCAAGCCGCGGCGCGCGCCTGGTGCGAGCCACCAACCCGCATGATCGAGATGGACTCACGCCTGGCCATCGAGTTCGCCAAGGTTCTGGTGGCCGAGCGGCTTCGGTGCGAGCGGGTAGTGTTGGGGAACATGAGCGAGTTCGCGCACAACCCGGGGCGAAGCATGTTTCACGACATCTGCTCGAAGATGCTCGATGAAGTGAAGGGGAAGCGATGATCGCCGCCCAACCGCAAAACCCCGCACCGATGGTCATCTGGCACGGCGAGCGCGAAGTCCTGCGCATCGAAGTCGACCACACCATCCTGCACGGACAGCGGGTCGACGACGCGGGCGAGGCACACCGCGCGCTGGTATGGGCGCTCACCGGCATGACACCGGCTTGGCGACCGATCGAGACCGCGCCTCTGGAGCCTGGCAAGCAGGTGTTGGGATGCGAGGATGGGACGATGTTCGCTATGGAGTGGGACAGGTCATTCAAGCACTGGGTGCAGCTCGAATGGATTGACGTCAATCCAACCCATTGGATGCCGTTGCCACCACCCCCAAAATAGTTGTTGACGACAACGTCTAGATGTTGCTATTCTCTCACTCATGCGCTGCACGTCGCGGCGCCAACAGGAGATGAAAATGCGACTCGGATCGGAAACAGGTTCCATCGTCAACCACTTCGCCAGCCGCGGCGTCATCGGCGAGCCGACCCCGGTGGTTGGCATGGGCGCCACCATCCTTCACTGGACGGATCGCTCAGCGGCGACCATCACTGAGGTGGTGCTCAAGAAGGACGGTTCCGTCGCCCGGATCGGCGTGACGCAGGATCTGGCCACGCGCATCGACAAGAACGGCATGAGCGAGGATCAGACGTACACCTACCAACCCAACCCCGAGGGCGTGCCCTACTGGTACGGCAAGAACCGCGCAGGCCTCTGGACTCGCATGGTGGTGAGCGATACGGGCCGCTGGGTGTTCCGGCGCAGCGCCGGCCTGCGCATCGGCGAGCGCGACGCCTACCACGACTTCTCATTCTGAGGCGGCCCTGATGGCCACCGTCTTCCAATCTGAGACGTGCGGGCGGTGCGCCGGGTCCGGGCACTACTCGCGCAACTCCCGGGGCTCGACCCTGTGCTACGACTGCGGCGGCGCCAAGGTGCGCCTGACCAAGATCGGCCTCAAGGCCGAGGCGCGCTGCATCGAGATCCAAACCCGGTTGGCCAGCACCGTGAAGGCTGGCGACAATGTCTGGTACGCGCCCTACCTGGGCCGCGCCCGGTGGATGTGGGTCCACGAGATCATCGAGCGCGGCAATGGAATGTTCGACATCAGGCACAACGATGGTCTGATGGTCTGCACCGAAGAGACCAAGGTCCGCACGGTACGCAACGAAGAAGACCGGCAGCAGACCATCGCCGCCGCACTGGAGTACCAAAACACCCTCATCGCCAAGCAGGCGAAGCGAGCCGCAACCAAGGAAAAAGCAGCATGAACTCGAAGCAGTTCACAGTCCTCACCATCCTCCTGCGCATGCGGTCGGACACAAGAACCGCCGCCCGCGCCGTCATCATCGATGGCGCTACGCAGGCCGATGCCGCCCGCGAGATGGGCATGTCCCCCCAATCGGTCGGCGCCGCCGTGCGCCGGCTCAAGACGTCGCACGCGATGGTCAGGGACGCATACCAACCTCCGATCGCGGCCCCAAAGGCGCCAGGCAAGTAGCCCCCCGCCCCTGCAGGCCAGGGGCGCCAAGTGGTAACGCTTTCCACTTGCACATTGCCAGGCCATCGATTGCACAAGTGCAACCCCATGCAAAGCCGCGCCAATGATGGATGTCGGACGATTGCATGGGTTTTCTGACGTCGCCCGACGCTTCGAAAATTGCACCGTGACCCGTTTTGACCCCGAATTGCACGACTCTCTGTGCAATCTGTGCAACCCCGCTTTGATGTAGCGCACCACATTCTCGTCTGCTATACCCGCGCCAACTTCGGTGGCAGGGCATGCGACTCAAACTCGTCACGGGCGACACGCCTCAGATTCCCATCTCGATCACGGACCCGGCCACGGGCCTGCCGATCGACTTGTCGTCGTCCACCGTCGCACTGAAGGTCCGCCAGGTCGGGGGCACGCTCAAGGCGACCGTCGCCTGCACGCTGCTGACCGGCCGGGTTCGCGATGACGACACCATCGACACCAGCTACACCACGCCGGGCTCCGGTGGCCGCTGCCAGGCCGCATGCGATGCGACCGTGTTCGATGCGGCGGGCGAGTACGAGGCCGAAGTTGAAGTGACAACGGGGTCGGTCATCACCACCCCTTACCGACTCCACAAGATCACCGTCCGCGAGGACTTTTAAGGAAACCGCCATGGCCGTTCAATGGTCCGATGCGCTGCGCAATGCAATCCTGGACGCCTGGGAGACCTATCTCAATACCGGCGGCACTCCGACGCTCAACATCTACGACGGCACCCCGCCGGCCGATGAGGCCACCGCGCTGTCGGGCAACAACATCTTGGCGCAGTTCACCGCTGCCGACTGGTCTGCTGCGTCCGCCGGTGGCAAGGCGCTCGCCGCCACGCTGACCGACGCGAGCGCGAACGGCTCCGGCCTTGCGCGCTTCTATCGAATCATGACTGGCACACAGGGTGGCGCCAGCACGACCGGCGCCGAGCAGGGTCTCGTGGGCCAGAACTGGGCCGCGTCCACTGCCTACCTGCTCAATCAGCACGTCATCAACGACAATCTCAAGGTCTACAAGTGCACGACCGCGGGCACGTCGGCCGGATCGGGCGGCCCCACGGGCACGGCCGGCTCTGGCATCACCGATGGCTCTGCGGTTTGGGGCTACGTCGGCACCGCTGACCTGGTCATCGACAACGGCAACATCAACGCTGGCCAGCAAGTGCAGATCACCACGTTTACCAAGACCGCGCCGGGCTGATCCCGCGCTAACCACCAAGGAAACTGCCATGGGCATCAACTCCAAAATCGCTTTCACCAACGTCAACGACGATGGCACCGTCTTCATGAACCTGACCCTCGAGTTCGGCAACGTGAATCCCACGTTCGTCAACGGCGTGACCGACGGTCTGATCGGTGGCATCCAGCCCAAGCTGGAAGCCTTCCGCACGATCGCCGAGGCTGCGCGCAAGCAGGCTGCGGCAACGCCGGCCTGATGTACCTCGACGGGGCGTGGCTGGCCGGCCAGGTGCTTTACCTGTTCGGCCGGTTGTTCGCCTGCCTCGTCGTCATCGGCATCGTCCTTCGAGTGCTCTGTGAGTTCCTCCCCGCTGCTTGGAAGTCACGCACTGGCCAGGTTCCTGTTGAGCCAACCGGATCTGCCGATGGCCTACCGGGGTCCGCCCTGGTGCATCGGCATGCAGGCCGAAGTGACGCACGCCAAGCGGATCAGGGTGGCGACTCGAGATTCGATCGCCGAGCCCATGGAAGCAATCTTGATCGAAGCCGATCCGGACAACGTACTCAAGGAGATCCCTCGTGGACAACCAAACCCTGCGGACCAAGCTGAATGAACTGGTCGCATCCGATGCGGCTGTCGCCACGATGATCGCGGCCGGCAATTGCTCCGGCCTTGCCAATGCGGTCAACGCGCTCGGCCTGACCCGGCTGCGCTCGCGCCTGACCACGTCGCGTGGGATCTACGCCGCGCTGGGCATGTCCGACGGTGCGGCGGTCATGCACATCCTCAACTCGCTGGCGGCTGGCCAACTGCCCGGCGGTGCCGGCCCTATTCCCGCCGGGCACCCTCTGCTCGCGCAGGTGCCCGTGTTCGCCGATCTGGTGCCCTGGCTGCGCCCGCCGTGCGAAGGGCTGGACTTCGGGTCAACCGACCTGCAAGGCGTCATCACTGCACTGCAGGCTGGCGGGCTTTTCACCGAAGCACAGGCCAATGGGCTGCGCGCGCTGGGCCAAGAGCCCGACACGGTCGCCGTCGCGCAAGTGGCTGACGTTCTCAACGAAGGGCTGTAATCATGTCCAACGAAGCAATCCAAGTTCGCGGCACTGCGAAGACGATTTGCACGTCGCTGTCCGGAACGGTCGCGACCAACGTCCTCAGCGCGGTGCTGACCAACGGGTACACGGCGACCGACACTCTTGGCAAGCCCGATGCGGAATTCGCCGCCAAGCTGGTGTTCGGCTCGAACCCGACCGAAAACAGCACGGTCGATCTGTATGTCCGGGCCAAGAACATCCAGAGCACGAACCACTCTGAGGCTCCGACCACGACGTACAAGCCGCGGTTCGTCTGCAGCTTCGTCATCAAGGGTGGCCAGACCACGACGTATGCCGATGGAGTTGGGATGGGGTTGCCCAAAGAGGGCGACTTCTATTTCTACAACAACAACACCGGTCAGACGCTCCAGACCACCTGCGAGTTGTACATGACCCCGCTGACGCTCGGACCCGCGGCGTAAGGCACACCCGTGCTGCTCCTGATCGCCACCAACCGGCGGGCCTGCGCTCGCCCGGGGGTCTGACATGGGCGTGATCTGGACGAGCAAGACGCGGACGAGGCAGCCGGAAAACTATGTCCCAGTTGATAGCCGATTTTCACTCGGTGTGTGGGTTCCCGGCCCTGCTGGAATGGTGCGTAATGATGGTGGGTCGCTTTCGCCAGCAGTCCCGTCGGCTATATCCCAAGGATTACGTGCTGCTCGGTTTAACGGATCATCTGATTATCAACTGACCGGGTGGTCCGGTACACCGTCCGTCTTTTCGTGGGTGGTCGTTTTCAAAGCCGAATTGGCCCCAACAACCGAAACATCAGAAGCGGTGGTTCATCGGGACGGGACCTCGTTAACCTGGGGTCATGGAAGCGCGGCATATAGAGGCGTTGTTACGTTCAACAGCAGCGGAACTTACCCAAAAGTCGCGTTGCTCGATACGACCCCTGGCGTGTGGCACACGGTTGTTTGTGTGGCTGATGGTGCGCAGATCCGGGTCTGGCAAAACGGCCGGTATTGCGGATCAGATACAGCATCCGGAGCAATTACTGCCGGAACCTGGAATTTTGGCCGTGATGCTGGGGCGATTAACGCAACGAACTACTGGGCAGGCGATATTGCTTTGTGCGCACTGTCCCCGTTGGCCATTACAGACGGACAAAATCTTTCGCGCAACCCCTGGCAGCTCTTCGCACCCCAGCGCACGCCTGTTTTCTACAGCATCGCCGGCGTCTCCCCCGGACCTAGCACGGCCAACCGCATCATGCTGCTGCGCCGGCCCGGCCTGTCGAGGATCTGGCGATGAGGGGCGGACTCAAGGCACTCATCGCCCCGGACATCCCGGTCGAGCTTGTCTCCGGCCGGCGGCTTGCCGCGACCATCACCCCGGCGTCGTTTCGTCTGGATCGTGGCTGGGTGTTCGGCAGCAGCCCGGTCCCGGTTCCGATCCGCGCGTTCCAACTCGATCGGGCTGTCACGGTCCTGCTCATCACGCGCAGCCTGACGGGCGCGGTGTATCCCGCCAACGGGAACGTCGTCGTGTTCAACAACAGCACGACGCCCGTCCCGATCATCCACAACAGCTACTCGGCTGGCATCGGCATCGACCCGTTGTACGCGGGCTCGACCGTGGTGCGGACGCAGTTCTTCGATCCGAACTCCAAGCGCACCGTCTGGGCTCAGTCCAAGTCGGGCTCGCACATCCTGCGCGTCGACACCGCTGAATCGACCGAGGACACCACCGCATCGTTCGATGCCGTCACGGTCAACGAGCTTCACGTCGGCGGGCTCGACAGCCAAGCGATCATCACCTATCTGGCGGTGTTCGATCGGTATCTGGATCTGGCCGAGCGCATCGAGATCGAGCGCAACCCATCGATCCTGACCCGTCAGGACATCACGGTCTTCGCCTATGAGGCGCCGGCCATCGCGATCGGTAGCGCCACCCAGTCTGTCCCGGCGTTCACGCAAAGCGGCATCGCCCAAGCGCAGCCCAAGGCGAGCGCAACCCAGTCCGTCCCCGCGTTCACCCAGTCGGCCATTGGCCAGGCGCGCGCACTGGGCACGGCGAGCCAGGCCGTCCCGCCCTTCACGCAGTCGGGCGTGGCGCTGACGCGCGCCAATGCCACCGCCACGCAGACGGTCCCGGACTTCAGCCAATCGGCCATCGCGACAGCGCCCGCCGGCGCGGCCGCCACTGCGAGCCAGTCCGTCCCGCCGTTCACGCAGTCGGCCATTGCCGCCGCTCGAGCTGGTGCGGTCGCGACCCAATCGGTCCCGGCCTTCACGCAATCGGGCATCGCCGGTGCGCGCGCAGCGGCCACCGCAACGCAGTCTGTCCCCGACTTCGGCCAGTCGGCCAGCGCCACCCAGGCAACGACGTCCGTAGCCAACGCAACCCAAGCGGTTCCGGAGTTCTCCCAGTCGGCCATCGCTGCGGCCAGGGTTGGCGCCACTGCCAGCCAGGCCGTGCCGGCGTTCAATGCCACCGAGACCGCGCAGGTTCGGGTGCTCGCCACCGCGAGCCAGTCGGTTCCCGAGTTCGGCCAGTCGGCCACCGCATCGCAGGCGATCACGTCCACCGCCACCGCTACGCAGGACGTCCCCGCGTTCGGCTCGAGCGCATCGGGTGCGGCGCGCGTATCGTCGGTCGCCAGCCAGGCCGTCGCCGAGTTCGTCACGTCCGCGGCGGCCGTGGCGCGCGTCATTGCGACCGCGACCCAGTCCATCCCAGCGTTCGGCCAGGCCGCCACCGCAAGCCAGGGGTCAACGGCCACCGCATCGGCCAGCCAGGCGGTCGCCGACTTCCTGTCGGACATCATCGCCGCGGTCCGGGTGCAGGCGCAGGCCTCGCACTCGGTCAGCGCCTTCGGGCAAAGCGCGCTGGCGAGCGACCCGGACATGGTCCCCACCGTCTACACGCCGGCCACGATGCAGGCCGTCCTCACCATCCAGGCGATGGAGGCGCGCCTGTTCCCGCCGCCTGAGTCGGTCACCTGACATTTCCCGCCCCGTCTGCTAGACACGCGCCCGAAAGGAACACCATGGAAACCCTTCGATTCCAAGAGCCAGGCAGCAGCATCTACATCGACGTCTCACGGGTGACCGGCGGACCGTACGATCGTCTTGGCGTGTTCGGTCGCGACTTCTTCCCGACCCACGAGATCAGCTTGTCCGGGTCTCGCAACCAGTATTCCAACGAGCAGATGCGCCACTCGATGGCCACCGCTTGGGCGGCCCGCATGTCGGACGTGATCAACGCCGGCGGGGTCGTGGCGATCGCCAACCAGAACAACGGCAACTTGATCGGCCTGGCCATCTCCGAGCCAGTGGGTCCGATCGACCTGTCTGGACGATTGGGCGCGCGTGAAGTGGTGTGCATGGCCCTGATGGATGGCACTGACCACCTTCGGGATGCGCTGCGGGCCTGGACGGCGGCCAACGGCATGGAACTGGGGCGGCGCAACGCCGAAGGCAAATGGGAGCGGATCTGATGCCCGCGGAGACGACCGCCGCGCTCATGGAGCGCATTACCGGCATGCAGAACGACATCAGCGAGATCAAGGGTTCAATCAACGTGATGGCCGCCGCGATTCAGAAGCTGGCCGTCATCGAGGAGCGCCAGGCCAATGCCGCGGCGGCGCAGGAACGCGCGTTCGGCGAGATCACCCACCTGAGCACGAAGGTCGAGCGACTCGAGGCCGAGCGCGCAACTACGGCCACCGCATCGAAGTGGGTGGACCGGGGAATCGTTGGAGTGGTCACCGCCGCGGCCATCTTTGCGGCCAAGAAGATTGGACTCATGTGATGTTCGAATACCTGAAGACCTTCCTCGTCGCCAAGGGCGCCGGCCGAATGAAAGAGGTCGGACTCATCGGCCTGGTGCTGCTCATTGTGGTGGCGCTGCTCGCCCCTGAGCGGGTGGGCACCGTCATCTCCAAGATCAGCCTGTTGGGCCTGGCGTCCACCGCCGGCTACTGGATCGACCGCACCGCGTTCAAGCCCGAGAGGCGCCCGCACATGCTGGTGGGCTTCGAACGAACGCATGCGGAGTACCGGCGCGCGGCGATCATCGGGTGCGCCATGTTGGCTGTTGCACTGGCCCTATAACTGGAGACGAAAATGGATTTTGGACTCGCACTCGCTGCCATCAAGGGCGGCTCGAAGGTGGCCCGGCAGGGCTGGAACGGCAAGGGGATGTTCATCTTCCTGGTGCCGGGTAGCACCTTCAACGTGAGCCGCCCGCCGCTGCTTGGCATCTACCCGGAAGGCACCGAGATCCGTTACCACGCGCACATCGACATGCGTACGGCCGACGGCATGGTCGTGCCGTGGCTGGCCTCGCAGACCGATGTCCTGGCCGAAGACTGGGTAGCGGTGCCGTAGGTGAGCGAACCCCTGCCGCTCATCCCCGCGGCGCTGGCCGATCGCATGGTCGGCCTGGCGCAGCGTGAGGCGCTATGGCGCGGCATCCTCACCGGTGCCGTGTCGGTACTGCTGCTTGCCCTGATCCTGCTGGCCGTGTTCCTGTGGCCTGCTCGAGCGCGTGCGCAGAACATCCCGGATGAGGCCTACCGGTTCAAGCGCGACATCGTGAGGGCAGGCCAGCACGTTTGGGGCCTAGACGCGCCCACGGCAACCCTGGCCGCACAGATCCACCAGGAATCGCGCTTTCGGATCAACGCGCGCAGCCCGGCCGGGGCCAGCGGAATTTCCCAATTCATGCCAAGCACGAGCGATTGGATCGCAGCGACCTACCCGCATGAGTTGAGCGGCGATCGGACCACGGCCGAGTGGGGAATTCTCGCCATGTCGCGGTACATGAAGCACCTGTGGGATCGAACGTCCGGGGTCGATGACTGCGAGCGCATGGCATTCGCCCAGGCCGGCTACAACGGCGGGGAGCGCTGGGTGCGCAAGCGCAAGGCGATGTCCGACACGCCCGAGGTGTGCCTGTTCAGCACTTGCACGATCAATCCCGGCATCACGGCCGCCAATCAGCGGGAAAACGAGGGCTACCCCAAGCGCATCCTGCTCACGCTGGAGCCCATCTACATCGCCGCCGGGTTTGGGCCCGGTGCGTGCTCGAGGTGATCCGATGGCCTACCTGACAGCAATTCTCGCCCTCGCCCTCGCCCTGGTCGGTGGCTGGTGGTGGACAGACTCCACCGCCTTCGACCGGGGCTACAAGGACCGGGACGGCTCCTGTACGACCGAAAAGCTGGAGATCGAGAACGCCAAGCTCGAGGCCGAGCGCCAGGCCAACGCCGAGCGCGAGAAGGGCCGAATCCTTGCCGACCGGGCGGCCGAACGGGTGTCCGAGATGAAAAAGACCCTGGAACTCAACTCCGAGAGGTTCAACCATGAACTCGCCCGCCGCGCTTCTGCTACTCGCCAGTGTTTCAGTGCTCCTGTTGCCCGGCTGCTCAACGCTCCCAGTCCAGTGCCCGCCGGTGGTGGAGATCCGCCCAGCACCCCTGCCGCCCGAGTTGCGGAGAATCCCGCCCCCGTTGCCACCGATGCCTCGAGACCTGATGCCAACGAAGCCGGCACCAGCGAGCGCGCGGCCGGGGCCTACATCGACTTGATCAAGGCCCGATTCGAGGCGTGCCGCGTGCAATTGCGCGAGGTAATCCTGAGCACGAAGAATGAGGTCATCGAGTAGTCATGGCCACGCCCCCCCGCACGTCCAAACGAGGTCCGCGCAAGGATGTGGACTGGTTCATCATCCGCAAGGCATTCGAGCGCGGCACCCTGCCGCTGATCCGAATCGCCGAGCAGTTCAATGTCTCTCACACGTCCGTCTCGCGCCGGGCGCTGAAAGAAGGCTGGGTCCGCGGCGGCGTCGAGCGGCGCATCATCGTGCAGACCGAAGAGGCGCTCATCAAGCGCGTCGGCGAGGTCATTCTCACGCCAGAGGCCATCGACGAGGCGGTCAAGACCACCGTTGAGGTGATTCGCACGCACCGCACGATCGCCCACAACGGACGGTCCCTGGTGGCGTCCCTCATGGCGCACCTGATCAATGACACGCAGCGCCGCGAAGAGATCGAAGGTGAGATTGCCCTCGAGACCAAGGACGACCGCAACCCCATCCGGCGCGATCGAATGCTGGCCGCGGTCTCCCTGTCCGGACACATCGACGCATTGAAGACCCTGTCCATCGCGGCGGCCAACTTCATCAAGATCGAGCGCGAAGCGTTCGGCCTGGAGTCAATGTCGCAGGGCGGCGAGGGGAGCGCTGAAGAGCCCTACGACCCAGCCAAGGAAGGGGCAGTCGACGCCTATCGCCGCCTGGTGGGCTGATGCCGATCCCGCAGGGCTTTAGCTGGAAGTCGCCCGACTACCAATCCGTCTTCGAGGCGCGCATCGCCGCGCTCGAGCGCATCCGGGCGGACGCCAAGACCAACCCGCAGGCCATCCCCGCCCTGAAGGCCTACTACAAGGACAACCCGGTCGCGTTCATCAACGACTGGGGCATGACGGTCGATCCGCGTAACGCCGAGATCGGCAAGCCAACCGAGATCCCCTTCCTGCTCTTCCCCAAGCAGCAGGAGGCCGTCGAGTGGGTGGTGGGCCTGTGGCGCGGCCGACAGAACGGCATGCTCGAGAAGAGCCGCGACATGGGCGCGAGTTGGATCATGGTGGGCATCGCGGTCTGGATGTGGCTCTTCTACGACGGCGCCGTGATCGGCTTCGGCTCGCGCAAAGAGGAGTACGTCGACCGGGCCGGCGACATGAAGGCGCTCTTCCCGAAGATCCGCTTTTTCATCGATCACCTGCCGCGCGAGTTCCGCCCGCCCGGCTACGACTCCACCAAGCACGCTCCCTTCATGCAGGTGACCAACCCCAAGACCGGGGCCACCATCGTGGGCGAGGCGGGCGACAACATCGGGCGCGGCGCGCGCACGTCGATCTACTTCGTGGACGAGGCCGCCTTCCTCGAGCGGCCCAAGCTGGTGGAGGCATCGCTGTCGCAGACGACCAACTGCCGACTTGACCTGTCCACGCCCAACGGCGAGTCCAACCCGTTCGCCGAAAAGAAGTTCGCCGGCCGCGTGCCGTGCTTGACGCTGCACTGGCGCGACCATCCGGCCAAGGACGAGGCCTGGTATCAGGAGCAAAAGCGCAAGATCGACGACCCGGTGATCATCGCCCAAGAGTTGGACATCGACTATCAGGCGTCCAGCAGTAACCAGTTCATCAAGGGCGACCTGGTCGAGGCCGCAATGACCCTGGATTCGTCCACCTTGAAGCCCGAGGGGCCGCTCAAGATGGCGGTCGATGTGGCCAGGTTCGGCAACAACAAGTCGTCGATCGCGCTGCGCCGCGGCCGCGTGTGCTTTTGGGTCAAGTCGGTGGCCAAGTACGACACCGAGCAGGTGGCCGACTGGGTGATCGAAGAGTGCGAATCCCTGCCCGAGTTGCCCGACCAGATCGCGGTCGACACGATCGGGGTGGGCGCTGGGGTCTACGACAAGCTCAAGCGCAAATGGCCCGATCGCGTGGTGGCGGTGGTCTCATCCGAGAAGGTCGAGGACGGCAAGTTTTACAACCTGCGCGCCAAGATGTGGTGGGAGGCCCGCGAGTGGCTCAAGGACGGGCCCGTGTCGCTGCCCAAGGACTTGAAGTTGAAGACGCAGATGACTGCGCCCCGGTACTCGTATCGGGACTCCAAACTGCTGATCGAGTCCAAGGATGAAATGCTCAAGCGCCAGGTGCAATCGCCCGACGATGCCGACGCGGTGGTGATGACCTTCGCCAAGCCGGCCAGCATCATCAAAGAGAAGACCGAACGGCGCGAGCGCAACTGGCGCACCGCCTGAAGTGGAAAGCGTTACCACCCTTCGAGTGGAAAGCGTTACCACTTGTTGGCACTGCCGGGCGCGTCTGCTATACCCGCCCCGCCATGAGCGACATCCTCTTATCTGCCAACGGCCAGCCCCTCCACTGCTTCGGCGCGAAAGCCTGGAAGCAGTTCGAACACAAGGGCTACATCATCTCGCTCGAGATGGTCGCCAAAGAGCCCGCGATGGTGATCTGGCCGGCCAGCGCATTGAAGGGCAACGGCGTCTATGCCGTGTGCATGTCTGCGTTCCCGTACTGGATCACCGAGCAGGGCCGGCCAACGCAACTTGCGTTCACGATGGCCGCCAAAGGCCTGCTCGCCATGGAGCGCCAGCCCCTGGACATGGAAGTGCGCACCCTGGTTGACGTGGTGCTGCGCCACATCCCGGACGTCTACCGCATGCCCGCGTTCAAGACCAAGCGCGCCAAGATGTTCGACACCGAGACCATTGTCGAAGGTCGCAAGGTCGCCGAGGCGTCCGTCTGATGGCTGAAAAGCTGTCCGAGTTCCAGCGCCTGGAGCGGCTTCGTGGCTGGCGCGATCAAGAACTCGCGCGCCAGGCCACCAACCGGTTCCAGATGGCGCTGGACGAGGACTTCTATGACGGCTTGCAGTGGAGCCCCGACGAGGCGGCCGAACTCATGCGCCGCGGCCAGGCCCCTGTCGTCTACAACCAGATCAAGCCCACGATCGACTGGCTGATCGGCACCGAGCGGCGCCTGCGCATCGACTACAAGATCGCCCCGGTCGGCAAGGAAGAGGCCGCGCTGGAGACCGCGCAGGCCAAGACGAAGTTGATGAAGTACATCCAGGAGCAGAACCGGGCCAATTTCCGCCGCTCGTCTGCCTTCGAGGATGCCATCAAGGCCGGCGTGGGCTGGCGCGAGGTTGGCGTGCGCGCTGACCCCGAGGACGAACCCATCTATGTCGGCACCGAGTCGTGGCGCAACGTGCTGTACGACTCGCTGTCGGTCGATCCGGACTATTCGGACGCCCGGTATCTGTTCCGCCTGAAGGTGGTCGATACCGACATCGCGTGCGCCTACTTCCCCAAGAAGGAAGAGGAAATCAAGAAGGCCGCCGAGTCCACGCTGCGCCAGGGCGGGTTCGATTGGTGGTTCGGGCGCCGGCTGTCCGACCTGGACGATGACCCGACGCTGGCGCTGCCCTCGCGGTTCTCCCAGTTCGACGCCGCCGCCTGGATCTTCAATCCGCGCGAGCGCGTGACACTGTACGAGTGCTGGTACTTCGAGCCCACCGTGGAGTCCACGAACCTGGGCGGGGGCACGTTCGATCGGGTGCGCATGAAACTGCGCTGCGCGGTGTTCACCGACAGCGCGATCCTGATCGACATGGAGTCGCCCTACAAGCACAACAAGATTCCGTTCGCGCCAAGCTGGTGTTACCGCCGGCGCCGCGACAACGCGCCCTATGGCGCAATTCGGAACATCCGCGGCCCGCAGGAGGCGCTGAACAAGCGCCAGTCCAAAGCACTGTGGGCGATCAGTGTCAACCAGTTCACGGTCGAAAACGACGCGATTGACCCGGCGTCGATGGATCTGGAAGAAATCCGAGAGGAAGTGTCCGCCCCCGATGGTGGCGTGGTGCTCGCCCCGGGTGGCTTGAGCAAGTTCCGCCGCGAGAAGAACCTGGACATCGCCCAGGCGAACCTGGCCATGGCCGAACGCGATCAGATCGCCATCCGCGAGGTCGGCGGGGTCACGTCGGAGAACCTTGGCCGCGACACCAACCTGGTGAGCGGCATCGCCTTAGAGCGCAAGCAGCAGCAGGGCCAGCAGGTGACCGCGCAGATGTTCGACAACCTGCGCCTGTCCGATCAGATCGTGGGCGAGCAGATGCTCGCGCTGGCCGAGCAGTATTACACCGAGCCCAAGGTGTTCCGCGTCACCGGTGAGCGCTCCAAGCACGAGTTCATCGAAATCAACAGCATTGATGAGACGACAGGTCAACCCGTAAATCCCATTTCTGCGTTCAAGTCACAGTTCATTATTGACGAGCAGGACTATCGGGCTTCGCTGCGCCAGGCCATGTTCGAATCGCTTATGGATCTGTTGGCGAAGATCGCTGCGATCAACCCGCAGTTCGCCGCCAACACGCTCGACGTGGTGCTGGAGTATGCGGACGTGCAGGGTCGCGAGACCATCGTCAAGCGCATCCGCGATCTGAACGGCCAGCGCGACCCCGAGTCGCCCATGACGCCCGAAGAAGAGCAGAAGAAGACCGCGCAGCAGCAAATGACCGCGGAAACGGAAAAACTGAATCTCGATCTGCTGCGCGCCAAGGTGACCGAGCTTCAGGGCAAAGCCAAGAAAATGGACGTTGAAGGCGTGTTGCAGGGAATCACTGCCCTGTACACGGCGTTGCAAGCTGGGCAAGTTGTTGCAACGGTTCCCGGGGTCGCCCCGGTGGCCGATGAAATTGCCCGAGCCGCCGGCTTTCAAGACGCTGGCGGGGTTGACCCGAACATCCCCAGTCCTGCCATGCATGCGGCAGCGCCCATCGCGCCGCCCATGCAGGCTGATGGTTCACAACGAGGCATTCAAACGCCGCAGCCTGACGGCGTCATCGTATAAACACGGAGAACGACCATGTCCCAAGCCGACGACCTGTTGTCCCAAGAGGAACGCGACATTCTTGCTGCTGGCGCAGCGACGGAAAGCACCACGGCCGACGATGCCGCGGTTGCCGCCGATGCCACTACGGCCGCCGCCGCAGCGGAAGACCCGCCCGAGGACACCACGGCCGTCGAGACGGTCTCCGATCGGCCCGAGGCGCCCGCCGTGTTCGTGCCGCAGTACCAGACCGCAGTGGTCCCCGACGATCGCCTGGCCGAACTGCGCAAGGCCGGCCAGGAGTTGCGCAAGCGCTGGTCCAACGGTGAACTGGACGACGAGGAGTACAACGCCCAGGCGATCAAACTCGACGCCGAGCGCGACGAGGCCGCCGCCGCGCAGATCCGCGCGCAGGTGCGCAACGAACTGTCGGCCGAGACCGCCAAGCAGTCCTTCGACTTCCAGCGCAGCCAGTTCCTGAAGACTGCCGAGAAGTACGACGGCGTGCCCTACATGACCAACGAGATCGTGCGCGGTGCGTTCGATCGCGAATTGTCCAAGGCCGGCCAGCGCGCCATCGAGTCCAACCCGGACGCCACCGCCGAAGAACTCTTCATCGAGGCCGACAAGGCAGTGCGCGAGCAGTTCGCCGCGCTGGGCACGACCTTCGGCAAGAAGACGGCCGCCGCTTCTGCTTCGGCTGCTGCTACGCCGGCCGCTGCCATCACGCCGCGCAACGTGCCCAAGACGCTGTCGGGCATGCCTGCGGCCGCGCCGATCGACACCGGCTCGCAAGCGCAGCTATCGCAACTGGCCACGCTCGAGGGCGAGGACTTCGAGATGGCCGTCGCCAAGCTCGCGCCGGCCGAGCGCCGCCGCCTGATGGACTCGGCGAACTGAGATGGCTCAACGCCGGCTTGTGCTCGAGATGACCGCGGGCGAACGTGTGAAGATCGACCACGGGCGCATCGCGATAATTCTTGAGCACAAATCCGGACAACGTGCAAGAATCAGATTCGAGGCTGACGTCTCTGTAGAGATCGGAACGCCTGAGCAGACAGAGGCCACGCGATCAGCGAGGCCTGTTACCGCGGGGTAGTTTTCCCCGCAAGTTGGGCGCGCAGGAGTGCGCCGTGTGAAATCGCATAGGAGCGACACATGGCACGCACTGCAATCCTGCCGACCGACCCGGCGGCCGTCAAACTCTTCTCGGCTGAAGTCGCTGTAGACGCAGCCAAGAAGGGCTACTTCAGCGGCAAGATGGAAGGCTCCGAGAGCCAGAAACTTCCGCTGGTCCGCAAGACCGACCTGGAATCGGGCGCTGGTGACGAGGTCACCATGAACCTGGTCGCCAAGCTCGTGGGCCAACCCATCCAGGGTTCGGAAAAGCTCGAGGGCCGTGAGATGCGCCTGCGCAACTACACGGACAAGCTGCGCGTCGACAAGTTCCGCAACGGCGTGAACATCGGCGACGTGATGGACCAAAAGCGCGTGAAGTTCTCGCTGCGCGAACAGGCCAAGGCCCGCCTGACCGACTACATCGCCGAACTCGAAGACGAGATGAAGATGATGTACATGGCCGGTGCGCGCGGCACGGGCACCGAGATCCAGCACTTCCCCACCGACTGGACCGCCTGGCCGAACGCCTTCGAGGCGCCGGACACGTCGCACCTGATGTACGGCGGCAACGCGACGGCCAAGGCCAACGTGGATTCCGCGGACCTGATCGGCCTGGCCGTGCTGGACCGTGCCAAGGCGCGCGCCAAGAAGTTCATGGGCGTCGAGGGCGCGGGCTCCAAGACCACGCCGGTGGAGATCCAGGGCGGCCAGCATTACGTTGCGCTGCTGTCGGTGGAGTCGGAGTACGACCTGCGCCGTGAGACCGGCGACATGGGCTGGCTGGCCATCCAGAAGGCTGCTGCTGCGGCCGAGGGTGCCAAGAACCCGATCTTCACGGGTGCGCTGGGCATGTACAACGACGTGCTGATCCACTCGCACGAGAACGTCATCAAGTTCACCGACTACGGCGCCGGCTCCAACGTGCCCGCCTGCCGGAACCTGTTCATGGGTGCGCACTGCGCGGCCGTGGCCTACGGGTTCAAGGGCAACGGCGGCGTGCGCTACCAGCTGTCCGAGTCCGGCCTGGACCATGACGAAGAGACCGTTGTCCACTTCCGCACGATCCTGGGTATCAAGAAGACCCGGTTCAACGGCATGGACTTCGGCCTGCAGACGATCGACTGCGCCTTCACGGCCATCGCCTGATCGTTCCTCGAGGGGCTGCGGCCCCTTGAGAACTGAACCCCCGAATCTAGGAGAAAAGCATGTCTGTCGTTCTGCAATCCCGCCAGGTCAAGAACAACAACGCCCCGCTGACCGCGGACGGCGCTGAACCCGTCATCCTGACCGGCACCCTGACCCTGACCGCCGCCCTGACGGTCAACAACATCCTCGAGATGGTGATCCTGCCTGCTGGCTATGTGCCCGTGGACGTGGTCGTCGCGACCGAAGACCTGGACTCCAACGGCTCGCCCGCTGTCGTGCTCAAGGCCGGCGTGATGGCTGGCACCCCGCGCGATACGGTGTTCGCCAATCGCACCACCGGCGCCGAAATCTTCACCGGCAAGACCGTTGGCCAGGCCGGCGGCGTGCAGCGTGCCGATGTGGCGGACATCTTCATGCTGGCCCCGAGCACGTCGGACCGCTCGCTGGGCATCCAGGTGACGACTGCGCCGGCCACGAGCTCGACGACCGCGAAGATTCGCATGGTCGTCACCGCGCGCCCGCAACTGCACGGCGAGTAATCGAGCCTCCTCCCGGGGCCAATCCCGCCCCAGGTTCCCCCGGGGTTCGCCCCGGGGCCTTTTGACGCAGGAGTGTCTTCATGTTGATTGAATTGACCATCCGCCGAAAGAACGGGTCCAACCCGACGATCGACGGCGTGACCTACCCGTTTCGCCCCACCACCACCGGTGAGCACGTCTGCGAGGTCGATGACCCGGACGCGATCGATCGGTTCCTGAGCATCCCCGGTTACCGAGCATTTGCAGGCAGGCCCGAATTTGCCGGCAAGGTCGAGTTCGCCCCGCCGGCGCCCGCGTCGCAGACCGGCCTGGTCGGCACCCAAGTGGCTACGCCCAACGTCGCCGACATGGACCGCGATCAACTGATCGCCTATGCGGACCTGATCGGCATGCGCAAGCCCCACCCGGCGATCGGCACCGACAAGCTGCGCGGCAACGTCGCTGCGTTCCTCGAGTTGCGTGCGTCGGGTGACAACGACGAGCCGGCCGCGCCGGAAGAAGACCCCAAGGAGTAACGCATGGCACTCACGGCGACCGATGTTCTGACGCGTGCGTCGGACATCATCCAGGATCAGACCAACATCAAGTGGCCGCAAGAGGAACTGCTGCGCTACCTGAACGACGGTCGCCGCGAGGTCGCCATCGTGCGACCGGATCTGTATGCCACGTCGGTCGCGCACGTCCTGTTGGCCGGCACCAAGCAGGCGATCCCCTCCGACGGCCTGCGGTTCATCGACGGCGTGCGCAACGTCACGTCGGGCGATGCGGTGGGCAAGGCGGTACGGGTGGCCGAGCGCGAGATCCTGGACGCGCAGCGCCCCGGCTGGCACACCGAGGCCGCGTCGGTGGACATCAAGCACTTCATGGTCGATGAGCGCAACCCGAAGGTGTTCTACGTCTACCCGCCGGCCACCGCCGGCCACAAGATGGAGATCGTCTACCTGAAGACGCCCACCGACATCGCGATCGGCAACATCGGATCGACGCAACTGTCCGAGGAAGACGTCTACGTCGGCGCCTTGGTCGACTATGTGTGCTACCGCGCCTTCTCCAAGGACAGCGAGTACGCCGGCAACGCCGATCGCGCCACGCGCCACGCAGCGGCCTTCGCCGCCACGCTGGGTGTCGGGCGCAAGGTCAGCCTGGGCAACACGCCCAACCAAGCCAATGTCGGCGGGATGCCGCCGCGGCAGACCGCGTGAAGACCTGGGCACAAGCCGAAGGCCTGGTGGCGGTCGATCTGCCCGGGGCCGCCTGGCCAACGGTTGAGGACTCGCTGCGCACCGTCGCACGCGACTACTTCAACCGCACGCAGGCATGGCGCGCCACGCTGGACCCGCAACTGTCGGCCGTCGGGGTGTTCGAATACGACGCGGTCGAGGAGACCGGCGCCGAGCCGATCAAGATCCTCACGGCCACCTACGACAAGACGCCGCTGCGCCCGCTGACCACCCGCGAGTTCATGCTCGAGCGCGCGCAGGCCGCCGGCAACGGCAATCCGGAGTTCGTCTCGTTCAACGGCGAGTCGCTGCTGGTCTGGCCGCCGGCGATCGTGGCCGGGCGCCAGATCCTGGTCGAGGTCGCCTTCCGGCCGAGCCTGAACGCCAAGGGTCTGCCCGATGAGGTCTGGAACGAGCACATTGACGCGCTGATCGAGGGCACCAAGGCCAAGATCAAGGTGATGAAGGACATGCCCTTCACCGACTACGAAGGCGCGCGGGTGGCCGCGGCCAACTACCGTTCCGCGATCGGGTCCGCCCACATCTCTGCCACCAAGGGCTACACCCGAGCCAGGACGAACTCCACCGCACGGTTCTTCTGATGCCGGCCATCAAGATTGCAGAGGTCGGCGGCATCCGCCCCTCGGTGGAGAGCAGCAAGCTCGAGGACCGCGAGGCGGCCCGGGCCGAGAACGTGAGCCTGCGGTTTGGCGACATCCGCCCGCACAATGCCGACTCGGTTGCGGTGGCCACCATCGCGGTCTCCAACCCGCTCACCATCTACCGCTTCCAGCGTGTCTCCGGTGGCGCGTTCAACACCGACCCGTCTACCGGCTGGGTGGTGAAGGCCGGCGACGTCGACTATGTGCGCGGGCAGATTTTCGACGACACCACGGAGCGCACCTACTACACCGGTGACGGCGCCCCGAAGGCGACCGACCTGACCGGCGCCGTTCGGCAGCTGGGCACCCCCGCACCGGCCGCACCGGTGGCCACGCGCAACGTGGTCGACGAGTACACCATCGAGGAGCGCACCGGCGACATCGCCCACATGATCGACACGATCGAGTGGTGCATCAAACTGGGCCTCCCAACCACGCCGCAGTGGTTCGGCGCGACCAACGTCGCGGCGCTGTCGCTGACCCAGCGCACCACGGGCGAAGGATTCAACCCCGAGCACCCGATCCAAGTGGTCAAGGGAATCGCGGGCGACGGGTCGCGGATCACCGACACCGAGAACTACGCTTTCCTGCTGGACCCCAAGTTGGACGGGTTCTGGAACTCGACCTACTACTGCATCCCGATCTGCGCCTATGGGTACGCGGGCGAGGTCTCCACCGCCATGGAGACCAATCTAGCCAACATCCTGAACCCGTACACCCTGGCCAGTTCGTTCCTGACCACTGCGCAGAAGGAATCCCTGCGCGACATGGTCGATGAGATGTTCAATCTCGAGGACGCCACGCTCAAGGGCAAGTCGGCCGAGTTGTCCACGATCCTGAAGGCCTTCGACGTCGCGGTCAGCCAGGGCTTGGGCGTGGCCAAGGCCGATGCAGTGGCCGACTTCTATGCCCGGTCTGACGTCTCGTCCAAGCTCACCGCCTCGCGCAACTCGTTTGCCGAAGAGGTCTATGCCCTGGCCGATCGGATCATGTCCTACCAATACGTTTCGGGTGGCTGATGGCTACGATCTGGCACGCCACCAAGGCCACGGCCATCGCTGCGATTCTGAGCGAGGTCACGACCAATTTCATCGGCACCGATGCCGACGGAATGAAGTACATCAAGCGCGCCGAGTTGCGCGACTGGCTGATCTCGGAATTCTCCGACGTCTTCGTCGACTCCGATGCGCTGCCCACCGACTCGTCCTACATGCGGGACTACTTCGGCAACCCGCCCACCGAGATGGACGGCATCCTCGATCGCCTGGTGGCCGCCTACGAGCCAGAGACCTTCAAGGCCAGTTCATCGTTCCCGCTGTCCACCGCCTCGCAGTCCAAGGATGAGTTGATCAACCAGATCAGCAAGCTCCAGGTCGATGCGCAGCGCGCTGCAGAGGCGATCGTGATCCACTACGAGGACCGGGTCGCCAACATCCGGCCGGCGGTCGAACAGTGGTTCGCGGCCAACGTCTTGAACCTGAAGCCCACCGAGCCGGGCGGGTTCCCCGAGGGCGTCACGCGCGTGATCGACACCCGGGCCTACATCGCCACCTTCGTGACCGATTGGGGCTGGGAATCCGCGCCTTCGCCGGCCTCCAACCTGATCGACGTCGATCAGAACGACACTGCCGGGGTGGTGGTGGCCGCTGGACCGTCGGGGCGCGACATCACCACGATCCGCCTGTACCGATCGGCCGACACGTCCGAGTCCTCCGCGTGGCGCTTCGTGAAGGAAGCCGCGCACACCGGCTCGCCCGTGACCATCACCGATGACGTCAAGCAGTCCGCCCTGGGCGAGACCTGTTCGACGTTCGGATTCTTCGAACCGCCATCGGGCCTGAAGGGCTTGGTGGGTGGACCCAACGGCCAGATGGCCGGCTTCGTCGATCAGACCGTCTACTTCTGCGAACCGTTCAAGGGCTACGCCTGGCCGGCCTATGACGTGCCGGTCGAGCATCCGATCGTGGGCCTGGGCGTCTTCGGGCAAACCTACTTCGTGGGCACCCGGGCGAACCCGTATCTGATCAGCGGCGCGGACCCGGGCTCCATGTCGGCGATGAAGCTCGAGCAGAATCAGGCGTGCGTCTCCAAGCGCTCGATCGCCTCCGTGGGGTCTGGCGTCATGTACGCCTCGCCCGACGGCCTGTGCCTGGCCGATATGTCCGGGGTCAAGATCCTCACACAGAAGGCCTACTCGATCGCCGACTGGCGCGCGCTGGCGCCCGAAACCATCTTCGGGGTCGAGCACGAGGGCGTCTACCACGCCTTCTACAACAACGGCGCGCGTGGCTGCATCGCGTTCGACCTGGCCTCCGGGTCCATCTCCAAGCTGGCCGTCTCGGCGAGCGCCGCCTATGTGGACCGGGTCACCGACACCATGTATGTGGCCAGCGGCGCGGCCATCCTGGGTGTGTACCAGTCGGGCGCCAAGCGCACGGGTATCTGGCGCTCCAAGCGGTTCCGCCTGAATGCCTTCGCCTCGATGGCCTGGCTGTCGGTGGACATGGACACCGCATCGCAGGCGATCATCCGCCTGTACGTCGAAGGCTCTGAAACTCCCTGGGTGACGATCACCACGGCCAGCGCGACGGTGGCGGGGTCGGTCGTGTGGTCCCGAACCGTGGCCATCCCCACCGCGGCGGCCGGGCGCCCGATCCGCCTGCCCGATGGCCGCTACCTGGAGTGGCAGATTGAGGTCGAGTCGGCCGCGCTGGTGCGATCCGTGGTCATCGCATCGACGACCGAGGAACTCAAGGCGGTCTCGTGAGCGATCAGCCTCACGGCCGCGCAACGACCCTGCCGGGCCTGGGCCGCGTCCCCGCGCGCGCCGAAGACGTGCCGAAATGGCTGGACGGGGTCAAGGAGACCCTGGAGGTCTGGTCCGGCGCCCGTGGCTCGAAGTTCGATTCGGTGGTCACCTGGCGCGATCTGGCGACCATGGGCATCATCACCGGCGACTTCCGCGGCGCCACCTACTCGGTCGGCCGGCCAGGCACGATCGGCCAGGGCGGGGTGCTGATCCAAAACGGCAACGGCACCTATGTTCAGGTGTCGATTGACGAGTTCGCCGAGAAGATCAAGAACACCGGTCTGTACCGCGACCTGAACAAGCGCCTGAACGACCCGACCCGGTTCGATGCGCTGCCGGCGGTGATCCGCGACATCCTGCTCAAAGACATCGCGGCCGAAGCCCGCGAGCGCGGCGCCGACATCCGCCGGCTCGAGACCAAGATCCAGGAGGCAAACCGATCGGTCGCCGTCCTGCAAGAAGAGGTCACCGCGGCGGTTGATACGGCCGTGGCCGGGGTCCGAACGACCGCCTTCGCCTACGCGGCACCGGGCCGCGCCGCCGCGGGGATCGCCACGCAGGTGAAAGCGCGCCTGGATGACGTCGACGGCGAGGGCGTGACCATCGAGGAGTTGATGTACGGCACCGCCGGCTATGACGGCGTGATGGGCCAGTACACGGTGAAGATCGACGCCAACGGCGCGCTGGCCGGGTTCGGGCTGACGGCGACCAACTACGACGGCACCCCCGACAGCGCCTTCATCATCCGGGCCGACCGGTTCGCCATCGTGAGCCCGACCTATTCGGGCGGGATGACACTATCGCCCGCCTCGAGCCTGATCCCCTTCGGCGTGGACGCCAGCGGGGTCTACATCAACGGGTCGGTGCGGATCAACTCGACCAGCACCACCCTGGACAGCCTGGCCAACGACATCGGCGTGAACATCGCTTCATCGTCGGAGTTCTTCAAGGTCGACACCGCCGGCGCAGCGGTCAACAGCACGATCACCCTGACCGCCACGCTGCAGGGTGGGCTGACGGGCACCGTGACCTGGACGGCGTCCGCCGGCTGGACGGGAACCCCGCCGACGGGCACCAACACCTGGACGATCAACGCGGCCGACCAGACGGCCGACGCGGTCACCTACACCGCCACGAAGGTGGACGGGTCGGACACCTACACCGACTCGTTCACGATCGTGCGACTTCGGGATGGGTCGGACGCGCTCACGGCCATCCTGACCAACGAGTCCCACGGCATCCCGGCCGCGGCCAACGGCACGAGCCCGGTCTTCACCGGCGCCGGCGGCACGATGAAGGTCTACCGCGGCTCCACGCTCTTGACGTCGGGCGTCACCTTCGCGATTGCGTCCGGCGGCAACCCGGACGGGCTCACCGCGAGCATTCACTCCACCACGGGCGTCTACAGCGTCACCGCAGCGGGCACCTGGCCGGCGGGCACGGCAGTGGCGACCCTGACGTTGGAGGCCACGGTCACCGCGAGCTCCACGGTGCTGCCCAAGGTCTTCTCGCTGTCCAAGAACCTGCAAGGGGTCGCCGGCGCCGCCTCGCCCGCCGTGCGCGCGCAGCCCACGAGCCTGGTATTCCGCGTGGCCAAGGACGGATCGGTCTCACCCGCGTCCATCTCGATCGATGCCTTCCGCCAGAACACGACCGATACCGTGTCCTGGGCGACGTCCCCGGCCATCACCGGCCTGAACGGCACCACGGGCCTGACCAAGACGATCTACCCGTCCACCACCACCCCGCACATGGGGTCGAACAATGCGGTGGCGATCACGATCACCTGCGGCGCGCTCACGGACTACCTGACCATCGTCAAGGTCTACGAGGGATCCGACGCGGTCACGGCGATCCTGTCCAACGAGGCCCACACCATCTCGGCGGACGCCTCCGGGGGCTCGCTGAACCTGACTGGCGCCAGCACCACGATGAGCGTGCTGATCGGCGCCACCGACGACTCGACCAACTGGACCTATGTGACCAGTGCGTCGAGCGGGGTGACCATCTCTGGCACCAACACCCGAAACGTCGCCATCACCGCGCTGACGGTTGACGTGGGCACCGTCACGATCACGGCCAGCAAGGCAGGCTACGCCAGCATCGCCAAGGTCTTCACGGTCACGAAGTCGCGCCAGGGCATCACTGGCGACGCGGGGCTGCGCGGATCGCTGACCATGTACAAGACGGTCTCCGGGGTGGCGGCCTGGTCGGACACCACGGCGACGAACCGCATCCTCGAGATCCTGGGTCTCACGCAAAACGGCGACACCACCAAGCTGCGCTTAGGCGACGAGGTCACGCAAGCCAACCCGACCTGGTCCACGCCGTGGGCCACCACGAAGTATTGGAGCGGGTCGGCCTGGGTGGATCCGGGTGTCGTGATCAACGGCAACCTGCTGGTGCGCGGCACCGTGTCGGCCGACATCATCAATTCGACGTCCTTTACCTTCGGGTCTGGCTACAACACCACCTTCAAGTTCGGCAACGACTCGCTGGGCGCCTTCCGGATGGAGCGCACTTGGGGCGCGGCTCGCCCGACGGTGGCCGCCATGTACTTGTGGGACAACACGTCCGACTCGTGGACGCACGCCGGCAGTGGCGCGAGCTATCAGCAGCTGGTGTGCTACGGCAAGTTCGAGAACGCGAGCTTCGTGAACTGGGGTTCGCAGAACTCCAATGTCAATCAGGTCTAC